CCTATTCTCATGTGCACTACTACGCCAAAGCCAAAGCCCCTGATTATTGACCTAGTCAATCGTGACGGGGATGATGTCATCGTGACGAAGGCGTCGACTTACGACAACATGGATAATTTGGCTCCCACGTTCAAGAACCAGATTCTCCAGTACGAGGGTACGAATATCGGGCGTCAGGAGCTCTACGCTGAGATTATTGACCCAGAAGAGGCGGGCGTCATCAAGAGAACTATGTTCAAGCTTTGGCCTCACGACAAGAAGTTGCCGAAGTTCGAGTACGTGGTTCAAAGCTATGACTGTGCGACATCCGATAAAAACTATAACGACCCGACAGCTTGCTCTGTTTGGGGTGTGTTCCGCCCGTCAGATGACAAGCCTATGTCTGTCATGCTGATTGATTGCTGGTCAGAGCATATGCAATACCCAGATTTACGCCCTCGTGTGGTTGAAGAATCCAAGTCTATCTACGGGGACGAGGACGAATGGGGTCATGGCAAGAAGGTCGACCTCGTTCTGGTTGAGGATAAGTCGGCTGGTATCTCCCTGATACAAGACCTGCAACGAGCTGGCGTACCTGCTCGTGCATACAACCCGGGTAAGGTAGACAAGATGGGGCGCCTCAACGTGGTTGCTCCGATTATTGCCAGAGGGCGGGTATATCTACCAGAATCCATGCGTGGAGACGGAACTGTCCGTGACTGGGCAGATGGGTTCGTCAATCAAGTTTGTGCCTTTCCAGAGGTGCGTCACGACGACTATGTGGATACAATGACGCAAGCGCTAAGAATTTTGCGTGATATGGGTTTTATTAATATTGACCCAATCCCAGATTCAGGCGATGATTACATTGACGAAACAAAACCACGTAGGGTCAATCCTTATGCCATCTAAATTTGAAGATTACGGCTCTATCACACCTGTAGAACAAACCCTACGTGAGAAGACAGCTTCCAAGATTGCAGACATCCTCGGCTCAACACTAGCCAAAGGTAACAAATACAAAGCGCAAAAGATTGCAGACACACTTGTCGGTGGTGAACAGTCTAACCTCCCGCTCGGCATGGGCGTGGCATCGATTACTCCCCTTGAGATACCGTTCGCTGTACAAGAAGGCGCCCGTGACTTCAAGGCTGGAGCAAAGAACATCAAAGAAGGTAACGCACTAGAGGGTGCGATGGATATCGGTTCTGGCGTGCTCAACGTTGCAACTGCTTATCCTGCGGTCAAAGTAACGTCTAAAGCATTGAGCGGTTTAAGCGATAACTTAATCCAAGCGATTACTGGTAACCCAAGCGCAACGGGTGCGAAGGTGATTGATTACGCATCCCAGATGTCACCTGCTACCAAGATTGATATTGGGCCCAAAGCTAAGACGTGGAACAAATCATCCGCTGACATCTTCCAGAAGAACTACAAAGACTATCGTGCTCAGGGCATGACTCATGACCAAGCAAACAGACAAGCGTGGAAAGACTCACAGGTTGAGGGCAATCTAGGCGAAGCTGGTACATTGGGGACTCGATTCTTGCCCGGTCATGGTTTAGCTCAAGAGGTAACGGATAGAGGTTTCAAGACTGAGATGCGTCCGTACAAGGGCAAAGGCTTGCTCGATTTGTTCGACAAGCAATCCCAAGCTAAGTATGGAAAGAACTGGCGTGACTTGAGTGATAACCAGAAAAAAGCTATCCGTGACGAAGAGATTAACTTCCGCCGTGTAAAGAATGTATCTCCACATCCTGAGTTGCTCAAAGCCTATCCAGAGATTGGTGAATATCCTGCTGAGATTAAGCGCAAGGCACGTGTTGAGGGTGGGTTCGCTCCACAGTCTAAGTACTACACAATATCGGGTCCATCAGCCGAAGAGCGAACATCAGGCGCCCTGCATGAGTTAGGTCACGCTGTACAGCATATTGAAGACTGGCCTACTGGTTCTTCTCCAAAGCTATACGACACAAAAGAATACGCAGACAAGCTCAAGAAGCTTCAAGACGAATACGAAGTCCTAGAGTACGCTTACCAGACACGCAAGAATGCTGACCGTGCTGGGGTATCTGTCGATGACTTACTTAAACAGCAAGACGCCGACATCGCTCATTTAACTGGGGGCGCCCCACCTAATCTGAGCCCACGCATCCAAGAGATGATGGCTCGTGGTGATTTGCTCGCCAAGACTCAGCCAAGAGAAGAATTGCACGCTGAGTTTGCTAGATTGTCCCAAGAGCTAGACAGAACGCCTATGTCTCCGATGCAGGCGTATCGCCAGACGATGGGTGAAGGTCATGCTCGGATGATTGAAAACAGACGCAAGAACCTAACTGACGAAGCTCGTAAGAACAGGTTCCCAGAAGACAGCTACGACTTTGACTCGCCTGTGAATAAGTTGCGTTATGACGAGAACTTGCTTGATTCCCCTGTAGGTTATAAGTTCCCTGATGAACCACAAGGCATGTCTTTGGGTGGTATTGCTAAGGGTGCAAAGAGAGCGGTTCAGCGTAAAACTCCTGACATCATGAAGAAGGTCGGTAAGAGCAAGGCTGAGCTAGAAGCAGAGCTCCAAGCATTACGTGAGAAGGGTGCTGTTCGTCTGAAGGGTGAAGAGCCAACCAAAGAATTCGTCAACGTGGGCGCCTCTAAGAATCCTGCTGGTAAATCCAAGAAGCAGTTCGAAGAAGAGCAAGCCTATAAGCATGACATCGAGAAGACGTTTAAGTTTAAAGACCCGCAAGCTGTAAACGTCGAGCAGTTGCAAGGTGGCGTGTTAGTACCAATACCGGGTGACCGTACCCTAACTGGTGTAGACATCAAGTCTGTTGCAGGCGTTCCGCTTAGCTCACCCTCAACAATGTACGGGGGTCCACGCTACGGTCAGAAGAAGCTCCAAGAGGGAGCGGAAGACTTCTGGGCGTCTAATGTCTCAGCTGCCAAGGGCGCCCAAAACCGTGTCAAGTTAGCTGGTGAAAAGGGTGAGCCTGTATACGGAATGTACGTATCTATGGCTCCAGAATCTGGTCAGTTCGCCTTGCATAATGCAGACGCCTTGATTAAACAGCTCGACGCTATGAACCCAAGCAAGAAGCAAGTGCGTGAGTTCGATAAGTTGATGCGTAACAGATTCCCAGATTTTGTGGGATTGAAAGACCCTGACCTCATGACTCAGCTACGCTCTGACTCAGAGATGCGCAAGTTCTTGGTTGACCGCATGGAAAAGCCAACGATTAGCACAGCTCTAGACTTGCCAAGCGGATTAGCAACTCGTCATGCAATCACAGAACCAGCTCTACGTGATACGCCAACTGGTTTGACTGGTTACTCAGTCGGTCAGATGCGCCCAGATGTAGACTTAGCTTACGGTCAATACTACTTACATCCTACGTATGACACAAAGATACCGGGCAGGTTTATGGGTGAAGCAGACATCCAGTTGCCTTGGGAATACTATTTCCCAGATGTAGCTAAGCGTATTGCTGAGTCACCAAAGCATGCAGAGCACGCCTTTGGCACGTTCAAAGCGTCTAAAGAAGCTATCCAGCCTGTGACCCAAGAGATGGTCGACAACATCATGATGCTCAACGAGTTAGCTCGCAAAGGTATGAAAAATGGCGGTATCGTTGATGAGCAGATGTCCCAGCCAGAGATGCAGGCTCCTGACATGATGCCTCCGCTATTCAACCCATACACACAAATAGGGCTAGAAGAGAAGTTTGACGATGGCGCATCATTGCTTGAGATGGAAAAATTTTTAAGAAACCCAGAGATTATCCGACGCCCACTCGCACCAGTTCCAGAGATGACAGACGAGATAACAGACTATCTGCGTGAGCGTTATGGCATGGAGTTGATTCGCCCTGAAGATAGACCAAGAAGTCCGGGGCTTGAAGACCTAACCCAGTTAAAGCATGGTGGATTGGTTCACATGTCTAACGGTGGTTTATCTGAAGAGATGGAAAGTGAATTCCCAAAATCAGAATCTTCAAGAATCAAAGCCCAGTTAGAGGACATGATTCGTCGCAAGCGTTCAGAAGAAGAGCGTCAACCCTACAATCCGTTAGGCATTAATGAAGTTCGCATGCTAGATGCTATGACAGCTAAGTCTATGCCAGATGAGTTAAAGCCTAACTTGATGCCTACCGTATATGGAACAATTGACGCCATGAATATGGCTGACCAAATGGCTAAGGCAAACAATGCACGCTTGCCTCAAGCAATAGCTTCTGGTCAGGGCGGTAGTAAATCAGGATTTGCCACAGGTATCATGAACATGCCAGTTGGCGATTCGACTGTGAGATTGACCGCATCCCCATATCAATTTGGTAACAAGGCTGGTGTCGCCAACATAGGCGTTGGTGGAACAACTCCTGTAGGAAAAGGCTCGCTATCTGGTTTTTATGAATTTAATCCAGAGGTCGCTAAAGAAAGAAAAATGGGCGTGAGATATACGCTTCCATTTGCCCAAGGTGGTCTTGTTGATAGATGGGAAGCCTACGATAATCTAGCTGGTAACGTTCAAAAAGAAATGGGCTCAGGCTATGTTTGAAGATGAAAATTTAGAACGCCCCTTTTTCGGTAACCCTAATCTAACTCGCCAAGGGCGAAAAGCTGGCGTAAAGCCAGAGGGTACTCAGGCGTCTGAGCGCATCATGGGCGTAGCTGAGCCAATAGCCACATTAGGTAGCGGTGTTCTTGGTTTCGTCCCAGCTATGGTTGAGGGTGTTGTAAGAGGCTCTCAATCTGGAGAAACAACCCAAGGCGGTTTAGCAAGAGCAAGGGAAGAAGCGTTCAAGAATGCCATGGAACGCTATACCTACATGCCACAAACAGAGTTAGGTAAAGAGAACGTCGTTGCTATCGGTGAAGGCATCGAAAAGTTCATGGACGTGACTAAGCTTCCCCCAGTCATTCCACAGTTGCAATCGTTTACTGGCGTCATGAAGGGTGTTCCAACTCAAGCAAGGGCTTTGCTCAGAGAGTCAAACATTGCTCCAGACGTTCCAACTGTTGTTAACTCATTAAAGAATTTGCCTGTTGGCGCATCGATTAAGCCATTGGATGAGCTAACCCCACCTAAGTCTGAGATTACGATGGAGTCAGTTCCGCCACAAAAGGCGTACGCTCCAGCCGATGAGCTAGGCTTTTATTCCAACATCGAGAAGGCGTCCCTTAATTTACAGCGTAAATCTGGTTCTGGTGACGCATTCCTAAATGACATCATGAAACAACCCGGTGTCAATAAAGAAGAGCTAGAGTTCATGGGTTTGCAAGACTTCTTGAAGGGTCGCAAAGGAGTAACCCGTGAAGAGGTGCAAGACTTCGTCAAGAACAATCGCATCCAGTTTGAGGAAAAAGTTTTAGGCGGTAACCGCATGACAAGCAAGCAAGCGGTTCTAGCCCAAAAAGAATTTGATGAGCTGGTAAACGGGGGCGCTGTAGACGATGCAACCGTTGCCAGAATGAACGAGTTGGCTGAAATTATTCAGGGTAATAGACAATCATTTAAAGCTCCAGAGTATGCAACTGTCGCAAGAACGCCGGGCGGTGATAACTACCGTGAGATTCTGATTAAGTTACCAGACACTTCATTAGAAAAGAAATACGACGATATATCGATGGAGCTCTATGGGCGCCCTTGGAAAGAATTGGGTTCTGACTACCAAGGCTTTGTAAGACATGATTATGTATCTAGAATTGCTAGAGATTCTCGATATACAGGTCAGCACTTTAATAAAGAAAAAGATGTTTTAGTCCACATGCGTGTGGATGACCGTATCGATAAAGACAATAAAGTTGGCATGCTCTTGGATGAGATTCAGTCTGATTGGCATCAGGCTGGTCGAACTCAAGGATATCGCAAGGGCAAGACTACAGAGATTGACCGTCTCCAAGCTCAGATTGCTGACTTGCAAGCTCAATACAAAGAAGCGCAAAAGTCTAGACCTAACAACACTGGCTACGTTCTTTACGACAGCAAAGACAAGCATCGTTCTCAAGTGTTCAACACAAGAGAAGAGGCTCAAGCAGAGTTACAAAAAATCACTACGCCAGACAATCCTGTGCGTATTGTTAACAGTTATCGCACCAGTCCTGAGCTAGAAGCATGGGAGAGAAAATATGCCCCAATCCGCCGAGAATACGACGAAAAGTCACGCAGGCTTAGCGACTTAAGAGAAGAGCTTAAGTATGTAGAGGATGAGGATGGTGAGCCAATCACCCCAGTTCCTAATGCTCCGTTCAAAGAGAATTACCATGAACTAGCAATGAAGCGTGCTTTGGTTGAGGGCGCTAAAGGTGATTATGACCGCATCTATTTGCCAACTGGTGATGACTTGGTTAATCGTTATAAGCAAGCGCTTACCAAAGAAGTGGATGAGGTGCGCCTTAAGAAGTTGCCTAACGGTCGTTATGACTTCGTAGCTACTAAGAATGGCAATCCTGTTGCTGGTGAAAAAGACATATCAGCTGGTCGTGTTCGTGAAATGTTAGGTAAGGCCGCTGAGGATTTAATTAAAAAAGCAGAAGGGCAAGTTGGCGGACAAGATGCCGTCATGAAAGCCCAAGACCTTCGTGTTGGTGGTGAGGGCATGCGCAAGTATTACGACGAAGTCTACCCATCGTTTTTGAAGAAGTTCGCTAAGAAGTATGGCGGAACCATAGGAAAAACAGAGATTGAAACTGGAGCCCGCTCTTCTATTCTTGATGCTCTTTCAGATGCAGGCATGACGATTGATGAGTTCAATGCCTTGGATGCTGACGCCCAAACCGCTCTTTATCAAAAATACCAGAGAAAAAAGACTGTTCCTGTCTTCTATTACGAATTTAGCCCAGAAGCCAAGAAGAAGATTCTTGGTGGATTGCCTATGAAGAAGGGCGGTCGTGTACGCTTTTCTAATAACCCAGACGTCCAGATGATGGAAACGTTTAGCAAGGGCGGAAGCGCTAAGCTTGGCATGAAAGGCTTGCTAGAAAAGATTCGTAATATGAGAGGTGGCTACGAAGCCCGTCGCTTTGAGAGAGCTTTAGACGAAGTGCCTAACCTTGAAAAGCAATACAACGAAGACGCTTTGTATGGCTTGTTCTCTGGGGATAATGCTAGAGGCATCATGACGATGAGCCCTAAAGACTTTGAGAAGTTCGCTACTCCGATTAAAGATACGAGTGGCAGAGTCTATTCTCCAAAGCCCAACCTCGATATGACTCATCAGGAATACGTTAACTATTTGGCTGATGTTGCCAGAAACCAAGGTTTTGACAGTGTTCCATTCCTAGAGTTAAACGAGCAGTACTACAAAGGGTTATTGCCTTACGTGTCTGGTCATGAAGGGCGTCACAGAACCCGTGCTTTATCTAGCTTAGGTGATGAGAAGACGCTCGTCCAAATGCTTCCAAGGTCAGCTTTGCGTGAGTCCTATCCAAGACGCTCAAGAGAAGAGTATCTTGATGCGATTAAAGGAAAGATTGGTGAGCGTCCGCTTGTTATCCCTCAAGACCGCACCTATCCTAACCCACGCAAGATGCCAATGACCGATGAGTTGGAGTCTGAGATGTATAACTTAAGATACAAATCAGGTTCTTTGACTGACGAAGAGTATCAGCGCTTAAATGACTTAGAGCTTATGCGAGATGCGCCTAAAGAATTGCCAGACTGGAAAGAGGCTAAACAATTGCCAGAACTCTATTCTGCTGGTGGTGCTGTTGCAAAAAGCGCTATTGAGAAGATGAGAGAGATGCTGGCTAAGAAAGCTATCCAGCAAGACTTGTCTGGTGAGTCTAAGCGCATGGCTGAATACTTGCGTACTGGTAAGATGCCAGAAGCAAAAGCTGTTACCCCTGAAGAAATTGAAGCAGAATACTTGCGAAAGCAAAAAGAGGGGTCGCCACCGATGAAAAAAGGCGGTAAAGTTCACATATCAAAAAACCTAGACGCCATGCGTTTAGCCATTAAGAGGTAAACATGCCAGAAATGCCGATAGTCCCAGAGGACTTTGAAGAGCCAGAACAAGAGGACGTTGAAGGTCTTATCGTTGATATGCCCGATGAGGCTGTAGATGTCGAAGAGTTGCCTGATGGCTCAGCTGTGGTAAGCATCGAAGAAGCAGAGAGCGAAGAAGAGTCTGACTTCTACGAGAACCTTGCTGAAAAAATGGATGGCTGGGAGCTCCAAAAGGTAGCGATGCGCTATCTTGAGCTCATCAAGAAAGACAAAGACGCCCGTGAAGAGCGTGACAAGCAATACGAAGAAGGTCTTCGTCGTACTGGTTTAGGCAATGATGCGCCGGGTGGGGCTAATTTTAACGGTGCATCTAAGGTTGTTCACCCAGTAATGGCTGAAGCCTGCGTAGACTTCGCAGCTAAGGCTATCAAAGAGCTATTCCCACCAGACGGTCCCGTCCGTACCAAGATTATTGGTGAGGTTACAGAGCAAAAATCAGCCCGTGCTGAGCGCAAGAAAGATTGGAACAACTGGCAGTTAACGACTCAAATCAAAGAGTATCGTGACGAGAAAGAGCAGTTGCTCACTCAGTTGCCGTTAGGTGGTTCTCAATACATGAAAATGTGGTGGGATGACCGTGCTAAGCGCCCACGCACCGAGTTCTTGCCGATTGATAATGTCTTGTTGCCATTCTCTGCGGTTAATTTCTACACCGCACAGCGTGTTACAGAGATTCAAGACATCACTCAGCTAGAGTTCGAGTCCCGTATTTCATCTGGTTTGTACCGTGATGTAAGCTTTTATAAGCCTTCTGATACACCAGAGCAAACAAAGCCAGAAAAAGCCAACAACAAGATTGAAGGTCGCAATGATAACGGTGAAAACATTGACGGAATTCGTCGTGTTTACCATATCTATGTCTTTGATGAGTTCGAAGTTGATAGCTTGGCAAATGATAGCGTTGCTCCATACATCTTGATGATTGATGAGCAAGAGTCCGAAGTCGTCGGTTTGTACCGTAACTGGGAAGAAGGCGACGAAAAGATGGAGAAGTTGGACTGGATTGTTGAGTTCAAGTTCATTCCATGGCGAGGTGCCTATGCAATTGGTTTACCACATCTTATTGGCGGTCTCAGCGCTGCTCTTACTGGTGCTCTCCGTGCTTTGCTTGATAGCGCTCACATCAATAACGCGGCGACTATGCTCAAGCTTAAGGGAGCCAAAATCTCAGGACAGTCCACGCAAGTCGAGGTTACTCAGGTAGCTGAGATTGAGGGGGCGCCGGGTGTAGATGACATCCGTAAGATTGCGATGCCAATGCCATTTAACCCTCCAAGCCCTGTCTTGTTCCAGTTATTAGGCTGGATAACAGACGCCGCTAAGGGTGTCGTTTCCACATCTGAAGAAAAGATTGCAGATATCAACTCCAATGCCCCAGTTGGAACGACTCAGGCGTTGATTGAGCAGGGCGCAACGGTATTCTCTGCAATTCATGCTCGTTTACATGACTCACAAAGCCGTGTTTTGAGCATTTTGAACCGTATCAACCGCTGGTATTTAGAAGAAATGCTTGAGGATGACGACATTCCAGAGGGATTGCATGTTATTCAAGAGGATTTCCAAAGAAATTCTGATGTTCAGCCAGTATCTGACCCACATATCTTCTCTGAAACACAGAGAATGGCTCAAAATCAGGCGGTTTTAGCGCTTGCTGAGAAGAATCCTGACTTATTTGACCGTCGTGCGGTACTCACTCGTGTGCTTAAGCAAATGAAGGTGCCTAACGTCGCTGAATTGATACCTGACCCACAAGCTGCTGAGGAACACAACCCAGCTGAAGAGAACGTTAAGATGTCATTAGGTCAGTTTGCGACTGCATTCCCTGAGCAAGACCATCTCGCTCACTTGCAAGTCCACTTTGCCTTCTTCCAAGACCCGATGTTGGGCTCAAACCCTATCATCGCCCCACTCTATTTGCCTAAGTTTATCGAGCACGCCAAGCAACACTTGACGCTTTGGTACTTACAGCAAATGAACCAGTACGTTAAGAAGACTTCTGGTGGCGATGTGATTGGCGACAGACAGAATGCCCAGATTGCTGGTGATATTGATAGAGCCTTCGCCGCCGCTTCGCAACACGTCAAGCTCGATACACAGCAAACCTTTGCAACAGGCATGCAGATTATTCAGCAAGCTATGCAAATGGTTCAGCAAATGGCTCAGATGCAAGCTCCTCCAATGACTCCAGATGCGAAAGCATTGTTTGATGCTTCTATGGCTGAAACTCAGCGCAAGGCTAACGCCGATACCCAAGAGTTTGCCTTCAAAGCCCAGAAGCTGATGACAGATAAAGAGTTGAAGGACAAGCAAATGATGGTAGACATTGCCTTGAATGCTGAAGACAATTTAACTACCGAAAGAATTAAACAAGCCGAGATGAGTCAAGACATGGATAGATTGCGTCAAGAGCAACTGCGTACAGCAGAAGGTGCTTTGCGCTCAGCTCGTGACCCATTTAACTTACAGTGAGGATGAAATGCCTAAAGTAACCAAAGTAGAAACAGAAGTAGAAGTAAAGCCAACCGAAAACGGTGGCGTAATGAAGCGCCTCAAGGAAAACTTGATGGGTACAGATGCTCAGAACGCAGAAGCTGATGCTCGTTTAAAGCGTTATTCTGAGGGTGAGGGCTTCTTGCCTATGGTTGAGCGTGTTATCCGTGGTGGCATTAATACACCATTTGGCGCTATCACCGATAAGGAAAGAGCAACTCTTAATAAAAAGACTGGCGGTTCAGTTAAGAAAACTGAATCAAAGGGTAAGGATTGGCATGGCTTCGGTCATTCCAAGACTGGTAGCTGTAAATATTAATCAACGGAGGATATATGAGTGATGCAATCCCTATGCACAAACGTATCGCCATGGGTGATGCTTTAACTGGCACATCTTTGGAGGGTAAGTCAATGCAACAAACTAAGAACACCACTGGCGGTGTGAAGTATGACGCCAAGGGTGGTCAAGGTACAACTGGTAGTGCGAAGTACGACGCTAAGAAGTAATGCGCTCAATCAGTGACTTAATCTCTGCTATCGAGGATAGGAAACGACAAATTAGCGAGTCGCTGGTAAGCGGGACTGCCGTTAATTTTGAAACCTATCAACGATTAGTGGGACAGCACCAAGGTTTGCAAGAAACTTTGGATATCTTAAATAATCTCTTGAAAGAAGACGATGACAGTAATTGAAGTGGTAGAACAGACGCTTGAAGAAGCGTTTCCAGTAGTTGACCCTCTTATTAAACCGTTAGGTGGCAGAGTTCTCGTGCAAATGAGAGCTGTGAAAGAGAAGGTCACAAAGGCAGGCATCTATATTCCTGAGGAAACAAAGGAAACAGAGAAGTGGAACAACATGGTAGCGAAAGTTATCTATATTGGTCCGCTCGCCTTTCGCAACCGTGACACCATGGCTGAGTGGCCTGAGGGAATTTGGGCTAAAGAAGGTGATTTTGTACGTGTCCCTAAATGGGGCGGTGACCGTTGGGAAATCGATTATGACATCGACGGGAACAAAGGAAAGGCATTATTTGCCATGTTTAATGACCATGAGCTCATTGGCAAGGTAACTGGTGACCCGTTATCAATCAAAGCTTTTGTATAAGGAAAGGCTAGTATGAGTGAAGCAAAAGATGACGTCATGGACGTCAAAGAAGAGCAAGACGGCTCTGCCGTAGTGTCTCTGCCTGAGGATTTGGTTGACCAACCTGAGGAAAAACAAGAAGATAAGGCGCCCCAAAGCGCTGATTCTAACGACGATGACGAAGATGACGATGATGAGGATGGTGTCCAAAGCACGTCTTCTAACTCTGATGAAGGTCAAACTGATGACGAAAGAGAAGCCATCAGAGCCGCCCGTCGTGAAGAGCGCAAGCTCAAGAAGCAAATTCACAGAGAAAAGGCTCGTGAATCAAGCCACCTGATTAATGCATTGCGCAAACAAAATCAGGAAATGGCTGAGCGTTTAGCCGTTTTAGAGAAGCGTACCTCTGGAGCAGAACATGCTCGATTGGAAAAGGCTATCGAAGACGCTAACGTCCGCTTGATTTACGCCCGAAACAAGATTTCTGAGGCAACCAACGCAGGTGATGGCGAGGCTTTGGCTGAAGCTCAGGACGCTTGGTATGAAGCTAGAAAGCAGATTGAAGAGTTGCAGATGATTCGCAAGAAGATGTCTCAGACTCAGTCAGCTCCAAAGCAAAATGCTAAAGCACCTGACCCCATGCTCCAAAGATACGCAGCTGACTGGATGTCTCGCAATCGGTGGTATGACGCCCAAGGTCGTGACCCAGATTCACGGGTTGCTCTGACTATCGATAACGCCCTAGCTGAAGAAGGTTGGGACGCTACGACAGCAGAATATTGGGAAGAGTTAGATAACCGCTTGCAGAAATATTTACCTCACCGTTATACTCAAAGTAACGACGAGAAACCGTCACTCCGTAATAGGCCAAAAAACGTGATTACTAGTTCAGGAAAAGAGTCCGTATCGACCACCAAGGCAAATCAGTTTGTCTTGAGTCCTGACCGTGTAAGAGCGATTAAAGAGGCTGGCAAGTGGGACAACATCGAAGAGCGTAACAAGATGATTCGTAAGTACGCTGAATATGACCGCACACAAAGGAGTAATTAATTATGGATTCTCGTATCAAAAAAACAACGATTGGCGCAGGACGTGAGTCTCGTGCTTCTGAAGACAAGAAGCGCAGTGCTGCCAGTGAATCATTAGAATCAACCAAGGAAAGCCGTAGAGCATTCCGCTCGGAGTGGGTACAAGAAGCCCTACCGACACCTCCCGCAATACCGGGATACCATCTTTGCTGGCTCTCAACGACCAGCTCCTACGACCCAATTCATAAGCGCATCCGTATGGGCTATGAACCTGTAAAAGCCGAGGAATTAGAGGGCTTTGACACATACAAGGTTAAATCAGGCGAGCATACTGGATTTGTTGCTTGTAATGAGATGCTTCTTTATAAGATACCTGAAGAAATCTATCAGGAGATTATGACGGAGTTCCATCACAATGCACCGCTCGAAGAGCAGGACAAAATCAAGATTCAACTTGAGCAAATCCAAGGTGCTCGTGACAGTAATGGTCGGAAGCTGGGAGCTATTGAGGGCGACGGGATGGAATTTGACCAAACACCTCCTGCCCCTGTCTTTAGATAAGGGTGGGGTTTTAACTTATTTAAGGAGTAACAAATGTCTGCAACTTCAGCACCATTTGGCTTACGCCCAGCATACTTTCCAACAGGTTTGGAGCGTGCTGTAGCACTCGCTAATGGTATCGAATCAGGTTATGCACAGAACCTGTTAAAAGGTCAGCCAGTTAAACTGGTTGGTGGTTTTATTGTTCGTTCTGACGGTACAGATTCTATTCAAGGCGCTTTCGCAGGCGTTGAGTGGACTGATACCACAGGTCGTCGTCGTGTAAGCAACTACTGGCCAGCCAACACAGCTGGTACAAACATCGTGGCTTATTACTACGCTGACCAACAAATCGTGTATGAAATCCAATCCGACGGTCCTGTCTCACAAACAGCAATCGGCGGTCAGGCTGACATCACAAATCCATATGCAGGTTCAACTACAACTGGTTTGTCACAGTGCACAATGTCTGCAACTGTAGCTTCTAGCGGTAACAATCTGTTACGTGTGATTGACATTGCTCCATATCCGGACAATGCTTGGGGCGATAATTTCGTTATCGTACGTGTACAAATCGCTCAGCAGCAATACACTGCTAACGTAGCGGCTATTTCTTAATAAGGAGGGCATAGAAAATGGCAGCCCCAATGAGAAGTACGGATTTCCGTTCAATTGTTGAACCAATCCTGAATGAAGCCTTTGATGGCGTTTATGACCAACGTTCTGATGAATGGAGTCAAGTTTTCACAGAACAGCAAGGTATTCCACGTAACTACCACGAAGAGCCAGTATTGTATGGCTTCGGCGCTGCTCCACAGTTGCCTGATGGTAGCCCAGTGACATACCAACAAGGTGGTGTATTGTTCCTCAAGCGCTACGTATACAACGTATATGGCTTGGCATTTGCTTTGACCAAAGTTTTGGTTGAAGACGGTGACCATATCCGTATCGGTCAGGTATACGCTAAGCACTTGGCTCAATCTTTGGTTGAGACAAAGGAAACATTAGCCGCTAACGTTCTAAACCGTGCGTTTAACGGCGCATATCCCGGCGGTGACGGTGTTGCTTTGAACGCAAACAACCACCCAATCGTTAACGGTACTTTCTCTAACTTGTTAAGCACAGCGGCCGCTCTGTCTCAAACATCTCTCGAACAGATGTTGATTCAGATTCGTCAAGCTGTAGACAACAACGGCAAGAAAATCCGTTTGCAACCAATGAAGATTGTTGTTGCACCGGGCAATGTGTTCCAAGCTGAAGTTCTCTTGAAGTCAGTTCTCCGTGCTGGCAACGCTAACAACGACATCAACCCAATTAAGTCTATTGGTTTGTTGCCAGAAGGCGCTGCTGTGTTGTCACGTTTGACATCAGCAACAGCATGGTGGGTACAGACAGATGCACCAGAAGGTATGAAGCTTATGATGCGCCGTGGTCTCGAAAAGACCATGGAAGGCGATTTCGAAACAGACTCTATGCGCTACAAGGCAACAGAGCGTTACGACATTGGCTTCACTGACCCACGTGCAATGTACGGTACACAGGGCGTTTAATGAAGACGGGGGTTCGCCCCCTCTTCTCTTTAGGAGAAAGAAATGTCAGAGACCACATACATTGGTTCAACGTTAAAAACTGGTTCGGGCACTTTGACCGAAAGAACAGATGGCGGTTTTGTTGTTGTATCGCAAACCACAACTGTTAGTTCAGTGTCTGCTGGTACAGCCGTAACAGGCTCAGTAACAATCCCTGCTGATTCTCAAATCATTGAAATCATTGCAGACAAGATTGTTGATTGGTCTGTTGGTGGCGGTACAGCTACTCAATTGAACGTTAGCGCTGGTTCAACCTCAGGCGGTGCTCAGTACCTGCCTTCAACCGATATGGCTTCTGTAGCTCGTACTACTGGTACGATGACTGTGGCAACCGTAGCGGCTATGGATGACGTCGGTTCTAACACAATCGTGTACTTTACTGTTGACCCTAACGGCACTGTATCTACAACACAAGCAACCATCCGTTTCACGGTTGTTTATGCCCAGAAATAAGATTTAGGGGATTAATTTCCCCTATTTCTTAAGGAGAAAAACAGAATGCGCCCGATTCAATTTACTTGGGGTGGTTATGCAATAGCAGACGCCGATTCCATCGCAACTAGCCAGACACCTACTGGTGCTGGTGACTTGACGTTGAATGGTGTTTATACAGCACAGCAGTTTGTGCCTGTTGCACAAATCCCACCAGATGTTACAACTCGTGTAGCCACACTTCCAGTATCAGGATTGGTAACAATCACTTCTGCTGGTAATGATAGTGGTGTCACATTCACTATCTACGGAACCAATAATTCTGGTGCCCATACTTCAGAAACCGTCACTGGCGCTAATGCTGGTACTGCGACATCAACATTGTCATTTAAGACAGTGACACGAGTTGCAACTTCTGGCGCTACCGCAGGTGCTGTTGAAGTCGGGACAGCCCAGTCTGGTCAAACAGATTGGATTCCTTTAGATATTTACACGCCTAACCAAGTTACGAATATTTCCGTAACCGTTAGCGGAACCATTAATTACACGGTTCAGTACACCAACGAAGACCCATTTAACTTAAGCATTGCACAACAAGTTGTCGCTCATCCAGTAGCTGGTTTATCAGCAGCTACGACTAGCCAGACAGCAGGTGCTACAACCACTCTGATGAGAGCGGTACGCTTTAAGGTGAACTCAGGCTCTGGCACTGGTCGTGTCACAATCGTTCAGCAGTCTACAGCTTAATTAGGAGTTATAAATGGAAAGCTTCAAAAAGATGACCAAAATGAAGACAGACGTGCCATGTTATGCAAATGGCGGTACTGTCAAGCGTACTGTTGGCGCAAGCATGATGCCTCTACCAAAAGAGCGCATGGAGCGTTCAACAGAAATGAAGGCTACAAAGCCAACCATGTCTAGAATGCCGAAGAGAGCTCGTGCTTCTATGTCTGGTATGCCTGCACTAGCAATGCCTAACGCCATGCCTACTGGCATGAAAAAAGGTGGTTATGCTAAGGGTGGCAAGCTCCAGAAGGAAATCAGAAATGAATCCGAGGAGATTGGACGAGTAAAAGCACGTCTTACTAAGCACGAAGATATGGCAGCTTCTAAAGCCCATAAAGGCTTAAAGTCTGGCGGTCGTGCATGTTACGCCGAAGGTGGCGCAATCAAGAAAGAGTACGTTAACACTAAGGTAGTAGAAGCCAAGAAGCACACAAAGGCTGGCGCTACTGGTGGCGTTAAGGGCTACAAGACTGGTGGCGTTGCAGAACCCGGCTTTAAACGTGGCGGTCGTTGTGCCAAGTAAGAGCAAAGCTCAAGCAAAGCTTATGAGGGCTGTGGCTCACAGCCCCTCATTTGCTAAGAAGGTTGGCATTCCTGTGAGCGTCGGCAAAGATTTTGCGGAGGCTGACAAGAAAGTCGGCAAGTATGCCAAGGGCGGAGTTTCTTTGTCTGTTGGTCGTGGAGAAAAGCTCTCTGTATCGAAGGGCGCTGGTCTGACTGAAAAGGGTCGGGCGAAATACAACCGTGAGACAGGTAGCAATTTAAAGGCACCAGCTCCAAATCCAAAAACAAAGTCTGATGAGGGTCGTAAAAAGTCTTTCTGTGCACGTATGGCTGGCGTTGTGAAGAACGCAAAAGGTGATGCACCAAGGGCTAAGGCTTCTCTGAAGCGATGGAAATGTTCAGGTTGGTAAAAAATGGCTTATTCAGGTACTGTTGGAACCACGGTTATTGATGTACAAACGCTGATTGACCATGGCGCTAGACGTGCTGGCAAGCTTGCAGAAGAGTTAACCTCTGAGCAAGTACAGTCTGCCAAAGAATCCCTCTTCTTTTTGCTATCAAATATGGCAAATAGAGGTATTCAGTACTGGTGTATTGAAAAAGAAGTGTATGGTTTAAACATCGATAAGTATGTTTATGAGTTACCTTTGGGTACCGTAGACGTCTTAAATGCTAACTATCGCACGCTCACACGCCTAACTAACGCACCTTTTAGCTCATCAGGTACTGTTGATAACGCTTTTGATGGAAATGTGGATACTGTATGTCAACTGGCAACAAATACTGGCTTCATAGGCATCAATCTGGGTACAAACAACGCCCAGTATGTCGGTACCGTAGGCATTTTGCCTGCCATCACAGGCTCTGTAACATGCACCATTGAGTATTCCAACGACAATATTACGTGGAGTACGCTCTACGACGTAGGTCAAGTCGCTTGGGTTAACAATGAGTGGCAATATTACGAGATTTTGGCTGGTCAAACCGCCCAATATTACCGTTTGAAGCAATCGGCGGGTGCAAATATGGGTGTTCGTGAGCTTGTTTTTGGCACTATGCCAATGGCAATCCCTCTAGCACGTATGAATCGTGACGATTACACCAATTTGCCAAACAGAAACTTTACATCTAACCGTCCTTTGCAATATTGGTTCGATAGAACGATTCCAAGACCGTCCATGTATCTATGGCCAGTCCCCTCTGACCCATTCCCACAGATTGAATTGTGGCGTCATCGCCAAATTATGGATGTGGGTGACTTATCTGGTGAGCTTGAGATACCACAGCGTTGGTATTTGGCGATACAAAACATGCTCGCTCATCAAATGGCAATGGAATTACCAAACGTGGACGGAACACGCATTACTTACCTTGAGCAACAGGGTGAAAAGTACTGGAATATCGCTGAGCAGGAAGAAAGAGATAAGTCTCCTATATTCTTCTCTCCAAACATTAGCGTATATACGAGGTAAGCATGCCAAAGTGGCTCGATACCCATGGCAATTCTGTGCTGACGATTGCTATTTGCGACCGTTGCAAGATGAAGCGTGCTTACGTAGAATTATCACCAGACCCGAACTATCCCGGTCTTCGTGTTTGTAGTGGATGCAAAGACCAGTTCGACCCGTATAGATTGCCAGCAAGGCAACCTGAAAAAATTAGCGTTCGCTTTCCCAGACCCGATGCGGATGTGGCAGCGACACACGATGCGTTGATTACAGGTCCATACGGCAATAGTCCAATATCGCCAGAAGCACCAACTCCTGCAACGCCAATTGATGGTAACTTAGACGAATTGAGTCCGTGATATGGCAGATATAAGAATTAGCGAACTACCACAGGCTGGTGCGATACAAGGTACAGAATTAGTCCCTATCGTCCAGAATGGTCAAACGGTACAAACCACCACTGGCGCAATTTCTGCGTCTCCGAGCCAAACCCAAACATTCTTAACCGTCACGCAAGAGTCAACGTTGCCTAATAGCCGTTACTTTGGCGTTGGCTTAGGTTTAGGCTCTTCTGATGCAGGCATCCAAGGCTTGTATCAAATCTATTTAGATGGCACCTCAGCAAGCCTAGAAAACGCCTCTACAGGCATCATTGTGAAGTCTGGCGTAGATACTATTACCCCACGTCAAATCGCAACGTCTGGGGCTGGTTTATCGATTGCTGATGGCTCTGGTGTATCAGGCAACCCAACCCTGTCTTTAAGTGGTTTGCCAGCATCTTTAGCGTCTTTGTCTGGTAATGGCATCTTAGCAGTCAACGGTGGTTCTTCTATTGTTGCTCGTACGTTAACAGGCACCGCTAATCAAATTAGCATTGCTAACGCTACTGGTACTGCTAATCCAACATTCTCGATTGCTGATAACCCAGTTTTGGGCGGTACAGCTGGTATGGTTGTTCCTTCTGGTACGACTGGTGAGCGACCTGTTGGCGTTAACGGAACGATTCGTTATAACTCTAGCTTAGGTCGTTTTGAGGTTTACGCTAACAGTTCTTGGCAAACTGTTGGAGCTGGTGACGGTACCGTGACTCAGGTTAACGGTACGGTGGGTGAGATTGACGTTATAAATGGCTCAACAAATCCCACAATCGGAATTTCTGATAATGCAATCATGCCCGGCACTGGAGCAATTCGTGTTCCATCTGGAAATACTTCTGAGCGTGGTTTGGCAGAAAACGGTCGCTTTAGATATAACACCCAAACGCTGACATTTGAAGGTTATTCAGACGGTTTATGGCGTGAATTCGCCGTAACTGGTGGCGTTACATCATTTAGTGGCGGAACAACTGGATTGACGCCAGCAACATCTACAACTGGCGCTATCACGCTGGGTGGCACATTAGGTGTTGCAAACGGCGGTACAGGCGCTACCACATTGACTGGTTATTTAAGAGGTAATGGAGCGAGCGCATTTACAGCGGTATCAACTATTCCGACTAGCGACTTGTCTGGAACCATCAGTAACGCACAGCTTGCTAACAGCGCTATTACGATTAACGGTAGCTCTGTATCTTTGGGTGGCTCAGTTACAGTTACAGCAACAGCAACTAATGCTTTGACGATTGGCACAGGATTGTCAGGAACAAGTTATAACGGTTCAACCCCTGTCACTATTGCTATTTCTAGCACTGGCGTAGTAGCAAATACATATGGTTCTGCATCTGCGGTTCCTGTATTTGCTGTTAACGCACAAGGTCAGATTACTAGCGTAACGAACACAAGCATTTCTATTGCCTCTTCAGCAATTACTGATAAGGGCTTAGCTAATGGTGTTGCAAGCTTAGACGCAGGCGGAACAGTGCCATTAAGCCAGATTCCAGCGTCTATTCAAGGCGGTGTTAGCTATCAAGGCACATGGAATGCGTCAACAAATACGCCAACTTTAACTTCTAGCGTTGGCTCAAAAGGCTATTACTACGTAGTTTCTACTGCTGGTAATACAAATCTAAACGGTATTACCGATTGGCAAATTGGCGATTGGGCTATCTTTAATGGCTCTATCTGGGAAAAGATTGACAATACGGACGCTGTAACGAGCGTTAACGGATACACTGGCACCGTTGTTTTGACAGCCAGTGATGTTGGCGCTCAACCAGCAGGTACTTATGTAACCTCAGTATCTGGAACAGCTCCAATAGCCTCTTCTGGTGGCACAACTCCAGCAATTAGCATTAGTCAAGCGACCTCATCTACAAACGGTTATTTGAGCTCTACTGATTGGACTACATTTAATAATAAAGCCAACTCTGGAGCTAACTCAGACATTACATCAATGTCTGGTTTAACTGGTGCTATTTCTAGCCCAACCTACATCCAAATGGGTAGTGGTTCAGGTACAACATTGTCCGCTGGGCGTATGTGGTATGACCAAACAACTGGCTCATGGAATATGGGCATGGGCAATGGAAATATTACCCAACAGGTTGGTGAAGAGTTATTTGTTTATGGTAAAGCGTCATCCACTATTTCTGATAACCCATTGCAAATTGTTTATCAGACTGGCGTGGTTGGCTCTTCTGGCGTTGTTCAATTTGCGCCAACTATTGCTGGAATAACAAACGGCAATTTAATTCTTGGCTGTGCTACCGAAAATATTGCTACAAATGGTTTTGGTCGAATAACATCTTACGGTCTTGTCAGAGGAATAAACACGAGCGGTTCTTCTGTTGGCGAGACATGGGCTGATGGCGATATTATTTGGTACAACCCAGTTACTGGAAACCCAACTAAAAATGAGCCAACAGCACCTAATATTAAGGTTCAGATTGGCATAGTAACAAACGCTGGTAGCGGAGGTTCTGGTTCTTTCTTTGTCTTAGTAAGACCGGGTTCTGTGCTTGGTGGAACCGATAGTAACGTTCAGTTTGGAACTCTAAATAACACAGATTTAATCCAATACAACGGGACTTATTGGACAAACGTATCTCCGAGCACAATAACTGTTGGCACAGCAACCAACGCAACTAATGTAGCGGTAACAGCGGATTCAACAAACGCAACTCGCTACGTATCTTTTGTAGGCACAACTACTGGAAATAATGGTGTTTTAGTAGATAGCGACTTGACCTACAACCCATCAACCAATACCATGACGGTAGGTACTTTAGTCGCTACCGTTGGCATCTCTGGAGGCACATTCTAATGGCACAAGCAGGTTTTACCCCAATTAGTCTTTACTACACAACTACAGCTAGTGCTGTACCATCCGCTGGCAATCTTGTTAACGGTGAGTTGGCTATCAATATTACTGATGGTAAGCTTTATTACAAAGATAATGGTGGCGTTGTCCGCCTATTAGCAGATAGAACGGCAACTTCTCCAGTTACGTCAATTAGCTTTGGCACTACAGGATTAACGCCATCCACAACAACAACTGGCGATGTAACGGTTGCTGGCACACTAAATGTGGCAAATGGTGGTACTGGTTTAACTAGCTTAACAGCTAACAGAATCCCTTATGGCAACGGCACAAGCGCTTTCCAATCAAGCGCAGGATTAACGTTTGATGGCACTACATTTACTGCTAACGCTTTAACTGTGACTGGCGCTACCGCCCTAAACGGCGGAACAACCATCGGTGACGCTTCTGGTGACTCATTCACTATTAACTCTAGTGCAGTATCTATTCCTAATGGATTGAACTTTGATAGCAATACTTTAGTTATTGATGCTACTAATAATAATATTGGTATCGGCACTGCTTCTTTTTCTTACTCTAGTGCTGGCAGAGGTTTGCTTGAAATAAATGGCTCATCTAATGCTTTATGTGCATTTAAAGTAGGCAATACAGCGTATGGATATTTAGCTTCTAGTGCATCTGTTTTTGAATTAGCTGCTGTTGGTGCTTCTCAGCCTTTATCATTTACTACCAATGGCTCAGAGCGTATGCGTATTAATACTGATGGCAACTTATTAATTGGCACTACATCAGCTACAAACGCTTATACAAGATTACAGTTAAGTAGGGCTGGTTTTGTTCAGCAAGTATTTTCTAATACTTTACAAAGTGTTGCTGGTGAGGTAGCTGCTTATTCACCTTCGGATGGTTTATGGGTAGGAACTACAACAGCACATCCATTAAGTTTGACAACAAATGGTAGCGTAAAAGTAAGTATCACTAGTACTGGTAATGTAGGTATTGGAACAAGTAGTCCTAGCCAGAAATTAGAAGTTGCTGGGACTACAAGCACAACAGTTGCAAAAATTACCGCTACAACGGCATCCGCTTATACTTGGTGTTCAAACACTGGGGGCAGTTTTTATGTAGGTAAAGACAACAGTGCTGGTTCTGCTTTTGGCTCTGCGTACTCTTCTGTATTGTATTCAGATGGCGCATACCCAATGATATTCTGGACTAATTCCACAGAGCGTATGCGACTAGACTCATCAGGCAATCTAGGTATTGGAACTGCTAGTCCTACTGAAAAACTAGATGTGAATGGCAATTCTGCAGTTACAGGAACAGGTCAATTATCTTTACAAAGACCAACAATCCCAGTTGCTGTAGACCAAGGCACTCCTCAAATAGCATTTAAGTATTACTCAACAGGTACAACTTACACCACTGGAGCACAGATTTCTGCTCTAACTGCTGCGGCTTGGTCAAGCACAAGTGCGCCAACAAATTTAGTATTTTCTACAGTTCCATCAGGAAGCACAACGCTTGTTGAAAGACTCCGTATTGACTCATCAGGCAACCTTGGTCTTGGGGTAACTCCTAGTGCTTCATGGGATGCTGCAAGAAAAGTAATACAAGTATCTACTACAGGTGCTTTTGTAAGTTCAGCAGGAAACACTTTAATTGGTGATAACTGGTATATAGATGGAACTTCAACTTCTCGCTATTTAACCACTGCTGCTATTTCATTGTATCAAGCAACATCAGGGCAACATCGCTGGTTTAATGCACCAAGCGGAACTGCAGGAACTGCTGCAACTCTCACCCAAGCAATGACACTAGATGCTGGTGGTAATTTAGCTGTTGGAAACACAAGCCCTGCTACAAGATTACATGTAACTTCAACAGGAACAACTGCAACTATTCAAAGCACATCAGGAGAAGTGTATTTAAGATTTACAGCTCCTTCTGCTACTGGTGGATATATTGGTTATGGTGTCAGTTCAACAGAAACAATGACATTTTTGACCAATTCTGTAGAACGCATGAGAATAGACTCTAGCGGTAACTTGCTAGTGGGGACTACAACCGCATTTTCTGCTTTAGCTGTTAACAGAGCACAGAGTGGTGCATCTACAATCATAGGTGTTCAAAATGATGGTACAGTCGGACTTTCAACAAAAGCAGGTTTCGGTTTTTATGACGGTAATGCACTTCGAGCAGCTTTAATTCGCACCAGAGATGGTTCATCATCACCAATTGCTTTAGAAACATATGACACTGTCCCATTAGTTTTTGGAACTAACAACGCAACACGATTAACAATTGACTCCGTTGGCAACGCAACATTCGCCAAAGCCGTACGTGCCACCATCACGACCGACAACGACCTGTCGTTTGACATGAACGCAGCGAGTAACTTTAAGTCCACACCGACAGCTGGTGGAGCCTTGACGTTTACTAACATCACTAGCGGTCAGACAGGTAACATCATCTTGGTGAACAACTCAAACTACGCCATCACAGCGGCCGCTACGACTAAAGTAAGCTCAACCTGCTTGGCTACTATCTCAGCAACAGGAACTTACTGGTTGTCTTACTACTCTGACGGCACAAATGTGTATGTAGCCAACACAGGAGCTTTAGCTTAATGAGCGCAATTCTCGGTACCTCGGTTACAGGCGCTGGAGGCCCAGCAGCCTATACGATTGATAACTCACTGCGCTTTCGTAGCTCTGCTAGTGCTGATTTAAGTAGAACGCCTAGTAGCATTGGAAATCGTAAAACTTGGACTTGGAGTGGATGGGTTAAGCGAGGTTCTTTAGGTTCATTGCAAGTTCTTTTTGGTGCGGGCACTTCTTCTGGAACGCCTCCTTATGAAACAGCTTTGCTTTTTCTAAATACTGACCAATTAGCAATAGTCATAAATGGTAATGCGGGTATTGGCGGTCAAGCCTCAACTTCAGCCGTCTTTAGAGACCCATCTGCTTGGTATCACATTGTTGCTTATGTAGATATGTCAGCATCTGGACAAGCAAATAAAGCTCGTCTATATGTAAATGGTGTTTTGCAGTCAGTCTCTTATGCAAACTTAGGCACAACCGACGATACTCAAGTTAATAACAATGTTATACATACAATAGCTCGATATTCATATACAACCGCTGGTTATTTTGATGGCTACGTAGCCGAAGTTAACTTCATCGACGGTCAAGCCCTAACCCCATCATCCTTTGGCGAAACAAACTCGTCTACAGGCGTATGGCAACCTAAAGCCTACACTGGCTCATACGGCACAAACGGCTTCTATTTAAAGTTCAGCAATATTGCCACAACTTCTGGTTCTAATACAGGATTAGGTCGAGACTTCTCTGGTAACGGTAATTTCTGGAACACGAACAACATCAGTGTGACGGCTGGCTCAACTTATGACGCCATGACTGATAGCCCAACACTGAAGAGCAATACGATTGGCAATTACCCTGTATTTAATCCAGTAAACAATCTTCCAACTAATAATTCGGCAGGAACGGTTATTTCTTCAGGAAATTTACAGCTTTTTTCTAATGGCGCAGAGGGGTTTGTAAACGGAACAGCTATTGGTACGATGCAAATACCAAGTACGGGAAAATGGTATTGGGAAGTTACGATTACCAATAGAGCTACTGCTGCCCCCTCAAGAAGCCAAGTGGGGATTATTGCGCAAGCGGCTTACTACGCTGCAAGCTTAGATGTTGTCTATGCGACTGTTGCTGGTGTTTATGCGTATACAGGGAATGGACAAAAGGCCGCTTCCCCTAACGGAATATTTACTAATTATGGAAGTTCATGGTCAAACGGCGATGTAGTTGGTGTTGCTTGTGATTTTGATGCAGGTACAATCAGTTTTTATTTAAACAACGTAAACCAAGGCGTTGCTTTTAGTGGCTTAAGCGGTTCTTCTGGTTATTATCCAATTGTCGGGTATTGGGGAACATTTAACATTAATTTCGGGCAACGCCCATTCGCATACACTCCTCCCAGCGGATTTAACCGCTTACAAACATTCAACCTGCCAACCCCAACAATCGGCGCATCAGCGACCACACAGGCTAATGATTATTTTGATATAAGTTTGTATAGTGGCAATAATAGCACTCAAACAGTAACGAATTCGGGGGCAATGCAACCTGATATGGTTTGGATTAAGTCTAGAAACGTAAATGGTGCTAACCATGTTGTTACTGATTCAGTTAGAGGTGTAAATAGATTTGTAATTACAAACCTTTCTGATTCTGAATTTAACGTAGCCAACACTCTAACTAGCTTTAATAGTAATGGGTTTTCTCTTGGCAATAGTGTTTATGACTTCAACATTAGTGGAAATAATTATGTCGCTTGGCAATGGAGAGCAAACCAAGGAACTAATGTAACCAATACTGCTGGTTCTATTACTTCAACAGTAAGTGCTAATACAACCGCTGGATTCTCTGTAGTGACTTGGACAGGTGCTGGCTCAACAGGAACTATTGGCCATGGATTGGGCGCAACCCCTAACTTTATTATTCTTAAAAGAAGAAACGCGGCGGTAAACTGGTTTGTTGGTGGAAGCAACATAGCATCTGCTGGTAATGGAACTTGGTCATCAGTTATTGAAGGTTTAAATACTACAAATGGTGTAAATACTGGCGCAACGGCTATATTTAATAGCACGGCACCAACTAGCACAGTATTTACTGGTGGCTCAGAAATGACTATTAATGGCGCAACTTATGTTGCTTACTGTTTTACTCAAGTGCGTGGTTACTCAGCCTTCGGCTTATATACAGGTAATGGCTCTACTGATGGCCCATTTGTATACTTAGGTTTTAGACCTAGATTTGTTATGTTTAAACGTACAGATGCATCAAATAGCTGGTATATGTATGACACATCAAGAACTACAATCAACGTTATGGGCGCTGAACTAGCTGCGGATAGCTCTGGAGCAGAGTCTACATTTAATTCTAGAGATTTTTTATCAAACGGATTTAAACTGCGCTCAGCAAATGCTTCATTAAACGCTTCAGGCGGTACATACATCTATATGGCTTTTGCAGAGTCACCCTTTAACTATTCACTTGCAAGATAAGGATTAAATATGTTTGCAATCGTACAAAACGACCAAGTAGCCCAATACGTACCAGATGGTTCTGCGTTTACGTGGGATGGCGTTCAATATCCACCACAATGGGTTGCTCAAGCTACGCCAGAACAAATGGCACAAATCGGCATGCTTCCAGTGGTATACGGTCCATATCCAAACGACCAATACTATTGGGTGGGTGAAAACGCTCCTGTGATTACGGCTACTGAAGTGACTATCACTTACACAGCCACGCCAAAAGACTTAACTCAACTTAAGGCAAATCAGGTTAACACTATCAATCAAACAGCGTATTCAATCCTATTACCTAGTGACTGGATGGTAGTTAAGGCTGTTGAAACATCTACTACAGTGCCAACTGATTGGAACACGTGGCGTCAAACTATACGTAATGAAGCGGCTGCTGGCGTAACAGCGGTAGAAGCTTGTACAACTGTAGAAGAATTGGCTACCTTACCAGCTATTCAATGGTCACCAGACCCAGACCAAGTGGCTAGACTTGTTGCGCAAGAAGCAACACAATTAGCACAATCAACCGAACAACCAACTGAAGGAGTTTAATTATGTCAGCAATAATTACATGGACAGTCACAGCGATGGACTGCTACCCAGAGGTAGACGGCGAGCAAGACGTAGTATTTACAGTTCACTGGACTTGTTCTGGCGTGCAAGATACTTACTCAGCCTCTGTTTATTCAACCCAGTCTGTAACAGTAGACTCTGGCGCAACATTTACACCATACGACCAACTAACTGAAGCTCAGGTTTTGGGCTGGATTTGGGAGGCTGGCGTAGATAAAGTTGCTACAGAAGCCACTGTACAGCAACAGATTGATAACCAGATTAATCCTCCAGTGGTGACTCCACCACTGCCATGGGCGCCAGCTCCAGTAGAGGCATAAAGTTATGGGCAAGCCGTCAGCCCTTTTTGACGGTACTTTAATAGGAGAATGATATGGGCGAGAAAAAAACAACCCCAATCACAATCGATGGCGTGGAATATATCTATGAAGACATGACTCAGAAGCAACAAATTCTGATGAATCATGTTTTAGATTTAGATAGGAAAATGGGTTCTGCACAATTTAACCTTGACCAATTAGCTGTTGGTAAGCAAGCATTTATTGCTATGCTAAAAGAAGAATTGTCAAAACCTGCTGAAGAAGCTGAAAAAGTGGAGTAAAGATGGACTGGCAAACCCTCATCAACGTTGGTTGTGGATTAATACTAGCTATGATGGGCTGGTTTGCCCGTGAGCTATGGGACATGGTTCAAAAGCTTAAAGATGACGTCCAAAAGCTGGAGGTCAAAATGAGTGAAGAGTACTTAAAGAAAACGGACGTGAATAATCGATTTGACAAAATTGATGCAATTCTTGGCAAAATTTTTGACAAATTGGATAGTAAAGTCGATAAATGAAAAACCTTACGCTTTTTTTGGTTGGGTTACTAATAGGTGGGCTAACCGCTAAAGCGATAGCGCAAGACACCACCATTAATTACAAGGGTCAGCCACCCCCAACGGCAATGGCTCCTAGCATGTCAGCATTCTCTCAGGATGTCTGCGCAGTTCCCGTAGCTGGCGCTGTTAGCTCTACAGTCATCGGCTTTTCTGGTGGCACGATGTATAAAGATGAGAACTGCGAGCGCATTAAGTTAGCCAAGACTCTCAATGACTTAGGGCTTAAGGTGTCTGCGGTAGCGGTTTTATGCTCAGATAACAGAGTTTGGGATGCCATGATGATGTCTGGCACCCCATGTCCTATAGATGGTCTCGTTGGCGACGCAGCACGTAACGAGTGGATAAAGAGACACCCTAAGAGATTTGAGAAGCTATATGGTACGGTTCCTCCTTTGGTTTCTGTTACTCCTTCTGCCGAGGCTAAGTGATGCTCAATATAATGCGTGCTATTGCACAACCCCTTGGACTGCAAACCAAACCTTCGGGCAATCTTGCACGGCAAACGCCGACTGCTGGGCTTGTGCACCGGGGGCTTACTCAACCATATGGCAACAAGCGTTCTGTAGTGGCTACCAAGCTCCACAAGTCGTCGCTTGCACCCAAGAAACCCAGTTCCAAACTCAAAGTTGCCCAGTTAATTACAGCGGAATCATTACGCAAACCCGCACAAAAATATGTCCAAGTGGAGTTTGGACAGAGTGGCAAACAACGCAAAACACCTGTACGCCGAACCCACCAACATGCCAAGTAACGACAGAATCTCAAACTCTAGCTTGTCAGATAGGCTATACGGGGAGCATTACCCAGACTCGTTCCTCGACTTGCCCGAATCCGTACGGGCAACCGATATTCGGAGCTTGGGTGACTACATCGGACAGTTGCAAAAAATCGATAACCAACACAACAAACCCTGCGTCGCCTGTATCGCCCCTGAATCCAGCTTCCAACATATCTGCCCCAACAATCCCATCCTCACCTGCAATTGCGCCAACCCCGTCGATTGCCCAGAGCTCGGCTCCGACCCCGATGGCAACTCCAGAAGTGAAAACGGAAACCAAAACAGAGACGAAGCAGGAAGTAAAAACAGAAACGAAGACAGATGCCCCAACCACGACGGCTTCTCCGACAACATCGAATACATCAAGCCCAAGATTAGTAACTCCCCTTGGCCTTGCGTTGTCGTTGGAGCTATTTGTGAAACCAGCTTTAACCCAGCCGAGTCTTTTTCCAGACTTAGCGATAAAACAGGAATTGCCAATAGAGATGCTGATGCAGGACAAGACGGTAATGAGTCTTATGTTTCAGCCAACCATTGAGCAAAATTTAGAAACTCAAGATTTAGGATTTGAGCAATGAGCGATACAGAAAAGTTAGATAAAGTACAAGGATTCGTAGAAAAGTGGGTGTCATGGGCTAAACAAAATACCATGATTGCTGGCTTTATTATCACTGGAATCCCCGTAATTGGCGGAGCAGGATACACCGCTATTACTAAATTTAATGAAGTCAAAGACATGTATGAGAGCTTTAGCGATGTTGCTGGAGATGCCAGCGTTGCTAAGCGCAAAGCAATTGCCTTAGAAGAAAAGGTGCAGGAACAGCGTGAGACTATTATTAAGCTTCAGGAGCGTCTTGCAGAGGCGCTAATGGCATCCCGTGAAGCCAAAATTCTTTCGGAATCCAATCAAAAAGAGCTACGTGCTGGATTAAACGCTCAAAAGACAGAACTTGAGGTAACTGCAAACTCTCTTAAACAAGAAATGAACTCTGTTCGCCGTGCAACCACTAACCGTTTAGGACAATAACATGCTATCTCTATTTTCAACCCTAGGTGGTCTATTAATCTCTGGCTTACCCAAAGTTCTTGAATACTTCCAAGACAAGTCTGACAAGGCTCATGAGCTCAAATTAGCGCAAATGCAGACTGAGCGTGAGCTCCAAATGTTAGAACGTGGCTATATTGCGCAAGCCAAAGTTGAAGAAATCCGTACTGACCAGATTGCTATCAATGCAGATATGGAAATGACAAAAGCAGCTTATGAGCACGATGCCAAAGTCCTAGAAAAAGCTGCCCCTTGGGTGTCTTCATTTGTGGGTACAGTGCGCCCAGTGGTGACTTATTTGTTCGTTTTAGAGCTTTTTGTTATCAACGTCGGGATTGGTATTTATGCGTTTACACACCCCGGTATTATTACCAATATTGAGGACTTGATTAAGATTTCCCAAGAGATTTTCAGTGACGATGAGATGGCTATGCTAGGTGGCATCATCGGTTTCTGGTTCGGCTCACGTAATTGGTCTAAAAAGTGAAAGTAAGCGACAAAGCCATCAAAATGATAAAGCACCATGAGGGGGTCAAAACACGCCCCTATCAGTGCCCTGCTTTATTGTGGACGGTTGGCGTTGGGCATGTAATTGACCCAACTCACGCTAGAGTTCCATTGGCTGAGCGCAAGAATTTACCAATTCCTGAGGGGTGGGATAGAACCCTGACGATGGATGAGGTGGACGATATACTTAAGAAAGATTTAGCAAGGTTTGAGGCGGGTGTTTTAAGGTTATGCCCAAAAGGCAAAAAACAGGGGCAATTTGATGCTTTGGTTAGTTTTGCCTTTAACGTCGGTCTTGGCAACCTACAAAACAGTACTTTACGGATGAAGCACAATCGTGAAGACTATGAGGGTGCATCTGAAGAATTCTTAAAGTGGAACAAAGCTGGAGGCAAGGTTTTACGAGGTTTAACGATACGCCGAGAAGACGAGAAGGCGTTGTATTTATCTTGAAAGGAACATAAAATGGCAACAAAGAAACCTGTATGGGATAAGGCTCGACCAAAGAGCCTTGGCGAACCAAAGAAGTTAACACCCCAACAAAAGGCTTCTGCTAAGCAACGTGCAACACGTGCAGGAAGGCAGTATCCTAATTTAGTGGATAACATGGCTGTAGCCAAACGGAAGAAAAAATGACCGCTGCCTCTGTAATGACCTATGACTCGCTAAGTGCAGACGTTCTTTCTTATCTAGAACGTTCGGACGAAGCTACCATTCAAAAGATACCAACATTCATTATGTTGGCAGAATCTAAGATTTCTAACGAAATCAAGATTCTTGGTCAAATTCAGGTCGTTACAAGCAATATGGAAGTTGGTAATGGAATTATCAACAAACCAGCTCGCTGGCGTGAAACCGTATCCATGAACATAACAGTTGCTGGCGTTCGCCGACCAGTTCTCAATAGGCGCTATGAATACCTAAGAACCTATTGGCCTGACGCCTCCCAAACAGATGTTCCTAAGTTTTATTCAGATTATGACTACAACCATTGGTTTGTAGCACCAACCCCAAATGATGATTATGCATTTGAGGTTCTTTACTATGAGCGCTTACAGCCACTAAGCTCTGCCAACCAGACAAACTGGTTAACCATCAATGCACCTCAATTAATGCTTTATGGCACCTTATTAGAAGCGATGCCATTCCTTAAAAATGATGAGCGAGTTCCTCTGTGGCAGGCTATGTATGACCGTGCTTTACAGACGCTTAAGATTGAAGACGTCAAGGGAATTGCTGACCGTCAAGCTATCGCAGTGGAGAATAGATAATGTCCTATATCAACGTATTTGCTGGTGACGTTATCCAGCCAACCGATGTTAGTTATTTAGCGATTTCGCTAACAACTAATACGACACTAGAATGGCCAATCAACGGTAACGACAGCGATAACTACGCAGCTCGTATTATGAACGTCACGCCAAGCACGGCTGGCTTGTCGTTGTTGATGCCCCCTGCCAATCAAGTCTCTACTGGTACAGACGCCCTTATTAGAAACTTGGGCGCTTCTACATTTACGGTTCGTGACTATAACAACAACACGATTGTTGCCATCCCAGCAGGTGAAGCAAAGTATATCTATGTAACCAATAACTCAACGATTGGTGGCACATGGGGAGTTATCGCTTTCGGCGCAGGCGCTTCTCAGATTGATAGCTCAACTTTGGCTGGTTTTGGCTTAAAGGCTATCTCTACAACACTTAATACAGCTCATCCTGTATCGATTATCTCTGCTAGTTATACTGTTGACGCATCAGATAGAGCATCTTTAATTACGTGGACTGGCGGTGTTGGTACGGTGACTTTGCCCGTAGCCGCTAATCTTCAAGACAATTGGTTTTTCTTAATCCGCAACTCTGGAACTGGCGTTTTAAACGTAGATTGTTCTGGTATTGATACGATTGACGGTCAAACTGACATTGATTTACAAGTCGATGAGTCTTGCATCATTGTATGTTCTGGTTCTTCATACTTTACTGTTGGGCGTGGCAGAAATACTAGTTTTGCCTTTACACAGCTCTCTTATGCAGTAACTACAGGAACTTATACATTAAGCGCAGAAGATGCTTCTAACGTCATTCAAGTTTACTCTGGAACATTAACTGGTAACGTTGAGATAGTTTTACCTTCTTACGTTCAGGTTTATTACGTATCCAACCAAACAACAGGTCCATACACCCTAACATTTAAGACAAGTTCTGTTGGCGCTACCACGGTTAACCTTGACCAGAACAACCAAGCTATCTTAGTTTGTGACGGTACAAACGTATTGAATGCCTCCACCGCTTTGGTTGGTTCTGTGAGTATTAGCTTTGCTGACGGCTCTGCTGGCAATCCGTCCATTCGTTTTGCGACTGACCCAGATACTGGCTTTTATCACCCAGCAACCAATCAGATTGGCGTATCCACAAACGGAACTAATATTGCTACCTACTCAACCACAGGTTTAACTGTTTCAGGCACTGGAACGTTTACTGGTGGTGTTACTGGCGGGACGTTTTAATGCCTAAAAAGATATTTGGCATAACCACACAACCCGGTATCCGTCGGGATGGAACCATCATGGATGGTAACCAGTACTCCGATGGTGAATGGGTTCGCTTTCAGCGTGGTAGACCTCGTAAGATTCGAGGCTATCGTGAGATTACGCCAAATCTCAACACGCCATCACGAGGCATTTATCTAGATACCCAGAATACTATTACTCGTATTTTTAATGGTTACAACAGTGGTGTGCAGGTTGTTACGATTGACGAAAATGGAGTTGGAGCAGATAACGACCAATCTCAGTTTGGTGGAATTATTTTGACTTTAGGGAGTCTCGTTGGTGGTACTTTATATACCAATGGAACATATAACAACGTCACTTTGACTGGCGGTGAAGGCTCTGGCGCAATTGCTGATATTGTTGTTGCTGGTGGTGCTGTAACTTCGGTTACTTTAGATACTGGCGGTAATGGATATCTTGTTGGTGATACTTTAACAGCCCCAGCTTCTGCTATTGGCGGTACTGGTTCTGGTTTTTCAATAAAAGTTGCTACGATTAATGATGGATATTCGGAATCTAATCAGCATTTGTGGCAATTTGACGAGATGTATGACTCTAATGGAGCTTCATCTGTATTAATAGCGCACCCCGGTCTTAATTTAAATGCTATTGATAACACGGTAGATAGCCCTGTTTTGATTGCTAACGTTTCTGGGAACCCTGAAGAATATGTTTTTAGACCTGTTACGGATAGTGGAACGCCTGTTTCTGTCTCAGGAGGTGTTGTATCTATCCATCCTTACCTGTTTGTGTATGGCAACAATGGTTACATTGCAAATAGCGGAGCTGGTAATCCTTTCGACTGGACATCCCCTGATTCAAACGCTGTCAACGTGGCTTCTGGGAAGATAGTCAAGGGTATGGCTGTGCGTGGCGGTACAACGTCACCAGCAGGTCTGTTTTGGGCTTTAGATTCGCTTATTCGTGTGTCTTTTGTGGGCGCCCCGCTCTACTGGAGATACGATATCGTTGGTCAATCAACCATTCTGTCATCATCTTCTGTCGTTGAGTATGACGGTATTTATTATTGGTGTGGCGTTGACCGTTTCTTGATGTACAACGGCGTTATTAATGAAATATCTAATGGTATGAACCAAAACTATTTCTTTGATAACCTAAACTACAACCAGCGCCAAAAGGTTTGGGGTACAAAAGTGCCTCGTTTTGGTGAGATTTGGTGGTTTTATCCACGTGGTACAGCAACAGAATGTACTGATGTAATCATTTATAACGTGCGTGAGAAGACTTGGTACGATGCTGGTCAAGCGCCGGGGGCTCGTCGCTCGGCTGGATACTACACACAGGTTTTCCCATTCCCAATTAATGCAGATACAACCCCTGAGCGGTTAGGCGTTATATTAAATTTAGGCGGTATTACTGGTGGTGGCGGTTATGCAAACGGTTTATATCAGAATGTAAGCATGACTTTAGGAACGGGTCGAGGCGCTCGTGCAAATATCACGGTATCTGGTGGTGCTGTGACAGATGTTAGCCTTATTTATGGTGGCGAAGGATATACTGCTGGCGAAACAATTAGCGCAGATGATGCCCAAATAGGCGGTGGCTCAGGCTTTGAGGTTGTAATATCTAAAGTAGTGGATGTAGGTCCACTCTGGCAACATGAAGTTGGCGTTGACAGAATTAAAGGTCAAACACAAACAGCTATTCGCTCATCATTTACAACAAACAATTTAGGCTGGGTAACTGGTAATCCATCTCAGCCAAGTCCTATTGGTGACAATCGTTGGATGCGTGTTGAACGTATTGAACCAGACTTCATACAAGATGGTCAGATGAATGTTTATGTGACTGGTAAATCATACGCACAGGGTGAGACAGAGGTCAGTCAGCCCTATCCATTCGAGCCAAATACTCCTAAAATTGACATAAGACAACAGCGTCGTGAATTGCAATTGATATTTGAATCAAACACTGTCCGTGGAGATTTTCAGATGGGTAATGTGATTGTTCATGCAGATATTGGCGACGTAAGAGGTAACGCAGAATGATAATTTATGACCCACGTGGGCAAACATTCGTATCTTGGGCTTCTCTCATGTGCGAATTGTTTTCTGCAAACCAGTTAGCTGTTCCTGATGAGGATACTGACTGGCGTGCGTGGGGCACAGGTTTGTATGGTATTGGTTTGTTTGCGCAAGATAACATCCCGCTTCCTGATTCTTTTGAAAACTGGGAAGATTGGGCTCAACGTTTAGTAGAGGTAATCAATGTCCCCATCCAATAAAGGCGGGTTACAACAACAAGGCGGTATGCAAGCTAGGCGCACAGGCGCTCTTGTTGACAGTAGAAAGATGCCTCTTGAGATTCAAGACATCATCGGCGTTGCTTTGACGAATAGCAAAGAGACTTATTACGCTCCAGCTGTTGCTTATACAGCGATTGCTAAAGAATTAAGCATGCCTAACACGATGCCTATGATTTATGGCAACACGTTGTTTATTGTTCATCCAAGCGAAAGAAATAATCGTTTTGGTTACTTTAGAGCTTTAAACGCTGATACAGCTAATAACTATTTAGAAAATTCAATAGAGTTTGTAAAAGGCGCATACGATGCTGGCTTTGATGTCCTTGTTACTCAGTTCTCTGACCCAACCATTTTGAATATCTTCAAGGGAATTTCTAGAAATCCTCCCAATGAAGGCATGGGTTATGAAGCTAAAAAGGTTTCAAATGGCAGTTACTATAACGTCACATTAAAACTCGGCGAGCCAAGGGGTGAATGATGGGTGGTGTGGCAGATTTTGCTGGTGATGTAGTTGGTGATGTAGTCGATTTTGCTGGCGACGCCGTCGGTGACGTTGCAGATTTTGTCGTTGATGAGGTTATTGAGCCAGTTGTTGACACAGCCGTAAACGTTGTTGAGGGTATGGCAGAAGACCCCCTTAAAACAGCTGCGACGGTCGCCGCTATTGCTACCCAACAATATTGGGCATTACCAGTAATCAACGCCGCTGATACTGCTATAGCTGGTGGAGATTTGGGGGATATTGCAACCTCCGCTGCTGTTTCTTATGTTGCCATGGAAGCAGGCATGGCTCTAGGTGACTACGCCGCTCAGGCAAGTACCGCAGCTCAATATGGAACACAGTTAGGTACACAACAAACTGCAATGTTAGCAGCCCAAGATGTTGGCATTAATACGATAACGCAAGCGGCGGTTAATATTGGCGCATCCACTGGTATGGGTGGAGCTGGAGCAGGCTTAACAGGCGGAAGCATTCTAGAAGGTGCTTTAACTGGCGCTATTGAGGGCGGTTTAGGAACTGGTACAGACCTTCTAATGAGCTCTGGCAAAGACATGTTTGGCAACGATACGTTCGATACAGGTCTTTTAGATGATAGCTTTACGCCTGACTTTAACGCTCCACAAGCAGATTTCACAGCTCCAAGAATGTCAGCTCAGGAATACTACGACCTTGCTGAGCAAGCATTTAACTCTGGAGACCAATTATTAGGTGTTAATTTGTTCCAGCAAGGCATGCAAGCTGATGCAATGACTGGTTCTACTCCTATATCGCAAATTGGCGCTAATTCGTTCTATGACGCAACGACGGGTGACGTGATGTCATTCCAAGATGGCGCTATGACAACGCAGAACGTAGGTTCTAATTTGACCCCTAATGAGGCATTTATTGCTAGTTCTGGTCAGGGTGGAAACCTATCTCAGTTCAACCCACAGATTATTGTTCACGGTCTTGACCCAGAAACTCCAGACACATTGGCTTCTTTTGGCGGTGACCCCAATGCTGACTATTCTGGCGCAACTCCAACGATGTACGGACAGTCGACAGGTCCAGCAGACACAGGAATTTACCCAGTAACAATCTCTTCTACTCCTCCAGCTCCTCCAGCTCCGACAGAAGTTTTCTATCCAGAAGACTTTTCTCCAGAAACTGGTGCTAATTTGACCCAGATTCCTAAGATTGAAGGTACTGGTGGCGGTGGATTGTCTGACGTTAAGGGCGGTATACCGGGTGGTGGTGGCGAATCACAAGTTGCTGGTGGCGGTGGTGATTCATTGGATATTGGCGCTCCATCATCTAGCCAGACAGGAACTGGAGCTACGTCTCAAACTGCTCCATTAGGCATGGGTGAGGCGATTGCCATGACTGGATTAGGCGGTCTAGGTCAAGCTCAAACAGGTCAAACACAGGTGGCAGGCACAACTGCTCAGCAATCAGGCATGGGTGGCGGTACTGGCGGTGGATTAGGTGCTGGAACAGGCTCTA